ATAAAGGATCTACCGCTTACATCATTTACAACGAGGTTTACAAGTAAGCAGGGACGTACGCTTATTACAATGACGAGGGCTACTGCACCGTTTATCATAATAATAACAGTCTTTTCGTACACAACAGACCCCGTCACAATGACAAGCATTACGTGCACGAAGTTTTACCTTTTGATTACGGCGAGGATTTTTATGACGGTTTTTATTAACCCAGTAATTAATCGGGGCGGATACCATATCATATCAGCAGGATACAATCCCTTTTAATAGGCAATCGGCTTCAGCAAGTCTTAGCTACTATCACACTTGGACATAAAGGGTTACCTAGTACCAGGATGAATACGATGTCCAAGTAACCTGAGGTAGTAAGTTCAGAGTTAAATAGTCATTTTTATATGAACGAAATCCCTGAAGAATCTATAAGACTCATTAATGAATGGGCCGTAGCTAGCAATTAAGCTAAGGACTTTCACTATAAACCTAGGCTGGACATCACCCGTACACTTAATCAGTATGTTACTGCAATAGGTGGAGAACCAACATGCCCTTATCAGGAAGTGAATCTAACAACGTGTTATCTTTATGCATCTTATTTCCTAGCTACAGTAGATAACGTCGGTGGGAAAATCAAGGGTTATAACACTTTCGAGTACGACCGGACCGGATATCGCGCGGCTATCAGGAAGCGGATGAAATTCCATACGGATTCTTATTACATAACGGAGACCTAAAAACTGGTTTAGAATAATTAACTAGGAAACCTATTACACTCATATTCTAGGTTAGTAAAAATTCAAGGTGATTGCTTCAATCATGTATAATCCTCTGTTTTCTAAGAGTACGCATATATCTAAGACTAACAATTGGTCAAAGATGAATTTATATCTCAAAGTAAATTAACCTTCCCTAGGGGGTAGTTATCTTTCACCGACTAGCTTAGGATAATTATAGCTTAATTAACTGCAGGTGATTTACTGTAAATATTGTTAATCATCCCATATTTTTTAGGTTTCTTGGTAGCTCGTTATCTCGTCGACGATCTCTACGTTTATACTTTCACTAAAGTCAGTGTACAATTGTGTTACAATTTCCCTATTTTGAACCCCTTCTAATGGAGTAATTGGTGGGATAATTTTTCTGCCCATTTAGGGAACTGGTTCGTCGTTTCTTGCTGTGAAGTCATTATAAGTTTAGCCTGTGCAATTTTAGTGACAGCTATTATGAATTTGGTACTGGGCATTTAAGGCTACTACGATTGGTGGTTAAGACACAGGTATGAGTTATACGCTATCAATGGGATTCTCAAGTTGCAATATTATTACGTAGCTGGGCGGAACGCTAGGGAAACTCACACAGAATTCCTATAAGGGTTACACCCTAACGTTGCTTTCACGTCCTCTAAGTTCTAACAACTAAAGGAATTGCTTTTGAATTTATCTTTCGGGTTGAACAAAAATAAGACAGTTCCTAACATCGTAACTATTAGGGGTTCCAGGAAAATAACATCGTTACAAAACCTAATAAGTTACATATAATAAAGGGACAGGCGAATTAGTTCGAAAGACGGTTACTAACCTCTGAATCTGCACGGTTTAAATCCTTTAGTACCGGACGCTTCTTTAGGTGGTACCTTATGGGCTTTATTCTGCCGCTAGCTTCAACCACCTTATTTTCCCGTAGAAACAGTTGTTGATGATTTCGTATCCCGGATTTCAATAAACCCTACCTTATTCTCAAAAGCTGTGCTGGATACCACATTTTTCACAGTGGACGAATACATCCAAAGCATAGAACCATGTAAAAGAGCTATGGCACGTTAAGGTCAGGAATAATTTAGACTTTACCCAAGGAAATTAAGAAGGACTTATAGTCTAATAGGGAAATAGGATGAGAAATAATACCCTGAAGGTGATCTCCCCTCTAGGATGAATGCTCTTAAAAATAGGGCTGTTATGAACCCCGTCACAACCGTCAAAGCAATCGGCGGCTGGCTGTCTCATAATGTTACCAAGGTTGTTGTCCGATATTTTTAATTGTTAGCTGTACACTATAAGCGACCTTCATCTCCATGGATGCCCGGACTCAATAACACCGAAGTATCAAATTCTATTGAGGCTATAGCTAACTCGTTTATAAAACCCTTATTTATCAGTACGGATTTTAGTCAATACGATTCTACTGTTAACTCATCTTTGTTAAAAATAGATAAACTGCTTTTAAATTAACCTGCTTTCCAGAAACTCGCTGTCATGTAGGAATTTTCCTAATCCGAGTTGAACGCGGTA